CGTAGACGAGAAAGAAACAGATTGGGTATCATCCATGCTCTCACAACTGAGAGTGTTTGCCCAAAGCTACGACATACATATGTGGTTTATTGCCCATCCTACTAAGATGATGAGAGATACTAGTGGCAAGGTTCCTGTGCCAAAGGGTTACGACATTAGTGGTAGTGCCTCGTTCTTTTCCAAGGCAGACTTAGGGGTTACTGTGCATAGACCTGACCCAAGTAACTCTACTCTCGCAGAGATACATTGTTGGAAATGTAGATTTGGATGGAATGGAAGTTTAGGTACTGCTATACTTTCTTTTAATCCTGTCAATGGGAGATACGAAGAGGTACAGAAGCTTGAAGACGATTACGATTGGGAGTTCTAAGTCTTACAAAGTCAATGACATTGGCAGTCCGCACTTGCACAAGCATAACAAGATAGGCTTAACACAAGTCAACAAAACTACCGCAAGAGCAATAGTCTATGACCAGCATGTTATAGACAGGCTTTATCTTGAAGACTATATCAACGAACAACAACACGCAGTCTGTGACAAGTATCTAGGAATAATAGGTAGAAGTGGTGCGTTTGTCAGTAGCTCTGGCTCGCAGCTTGATAAAATATTTACTGGTCAATATTCTGACACGCCTCCACGCTCGGTGTTACTAAGTTCGGTTCAGAAACTTTTATACAACAGATGTGGTAGGGAAATAGAAAAAGAATTTTGGAAGATTATGTGTAACAACCCAAAGAAAGTCACAGAAAAAGAAATAGCGGTAGTAATAATTAGTAGTAAAGCTTTGCAAGACTTTTGGTTTATCGGTCTTCAAACACCTGTGACTTTGTTTCAGCAAGCTTTGACAAACCCACTTTAATCTCAGGTTCGTGCATAGATTCCTCAAACTGTTTTGATAGTTCTATAGCTTCTTTAGTTTCCTGTTCCTCTGCATCATCTAAACTAACATTTAATCTCTCGGCTTCGCCATGTATTAAAGTTATTACCTGTGCATTCCTTGAAAGGTTAGGTAACTTTCTTTTTCTTATAGCATCTAATAAGTCGCTGGTTTCTTTAGTACATCTAATGTAAATCGTCTTTTCTTCGCTCATGGTTATCTTCGTATATTATTTCAGGGGT